AAAACCAAAGACTTTACTAACATGCGCAAATGGGTTGCTAATAACTCAGATCAGGATATGAATGAAATGTTCCGTCGGATCTATGATATGGCAGCTGATAAAGTTGAAATGCGTTCACTTCCCGGATTTGTAGTAACGATGGCTGACTATATGTATAAGGCTAATTTTGTTGCTGATCTCGAAGTTAACATGGTTGCTTTCCTTACAGAAGTAATGATTGAGGCTGAATATAAATGAGTGAGTGGATTAACAGACTTGTAGGAATGCATAAGTGTTGGCACTGTCAGACGTTGATGAATAAGAAAGAAATATACAGCGTTGACGTCGACACTGCGGATGGACCATTAAATTTTAAAATGTGTAAAACCTGTGCTGAAGAGTTTGATGATATGTTAAAAGATTTGGAGGAAACAATTGCCGAAAGAAATAACACCTTTTGATTTTATGAATGCCGCATCTTTCTCTAAGGAAGACTTGATTGGTAAACATGAAAATCCAGATATGGCAGAAAAATTATATGTGCCATACATTATTAACAAAGGGTTCGTAAACTTTGAAGATACGATACTACATGCTAATGAAATGAATATGCGTGCGCATTTACCATATAAGGCTCAATTTGATTATTACCGAGCAGCTTTTAGAAAACGCAAAAGATTTAGTAAATGGCCAAAGGCTGCTAAGAGTGACGACCTTGACATGATCCAAGAAGTATATCAATGCAACAGAACAATAGCAAAACTATATCTCAAAGCACTTTCTTCTGATGATATGAAAAAAATTAAAGCGAGGTTAGAAACAGGCGGTGTTACAAGGTAAGATATTCAAAATAATAAATATCATTGATGGTCACCGTGTGAGACCACACCATATAATTAATAATAAAAAAAGGTGCTGTGGTTATGAACTCAGAAGATATTTTTAAAGGCGTGGGAATAGAGGTTACTCTTCCTTCACCAGATAGTTTCCTTAAAGTAAAAGAAACTTTAACTCGAATTGGTATTTCATCTCGTAAAGAGAAAAAGCTTTATCAAACATGTCATATTTTACATAAGCAAGGTAGATATTCTATATTGCATTTCAAAGAATTGTTTATACTTGATAGTAAAAAAGATACATTTGCAGACGAAGATGAAGCTCGAAGAAATACTATCGTTAACTTATTAGAAGAATGGGGATTGGTTGCTATTGTTAATCCTGACAGTAGTAAAGAGCCTATCGCTCAATTAAATCAAATTAAAATTATATCGCATAAAGAAAAGTCAAACTGGACGTTAGAAGCAAAATATAATATTGGAAAGAAGTGATAATGAAAATTTATAGAATGAATGAAGAAATTGAATTGCCTGAATACGCTACAGAAGGCTCAGCTGCCTTTGATATAAAAGCTCATTTTAAACGAGGTGATCGTTTACAGGCATATAATAACTGGAATAAAGCAGTACAAATTGCGGTAAAAGGAGTAGGCAAAGAAGAACATTGTTTTCAACTGCCACCTGACACTCGTGTACTTGTTCCAACTGGTTTAATCTTTGATATACCAGAAAAACATGTAATGAAAATGTTTATCAGATCAAGCGTTGCTTTGAAAAAAGGTTTAAGCTTGGCAAATGGAACTGGGATTATTGATTCAGATTACGTAGACCCAACATACATTATGTTATTGAACGAGACAGATAGTTTAGTATCAATTACAAGTGGTGAACGTTTAGTTCAATGTATTGTTGAAAAAGTAAATAAGATTAAGTTAACCGAAACCAAAACAGCGCCAGAGCAAAAGACCGATAGAGACGGAGGGTTTGGAAGCACTGGAGAATAGGACATGATATGTTTAAATATCTAATACCACTAGCTCTGCTTGCCACCCCGTTAGTAGCTCAAGAACAACCATTTAATCAACCCTTTATGGCATCACAACCATGTGGCGACTTTTTAACTGTTGCACAAGTTGTTAGAGAGAAAAACGAAGAAATGTTATTTAAAGGTGATATGGTTCAGCGCCACATAAGCGGCCAAATTGTACCTAATAAGATGGTATTCACTACTAACCAAGACACAGGAACATGGTCCTTATTGGCTCTTTTTCCAGGAAATATCGCTTGTCTTGTAGCAAATGGTACAGAATTTGAACCATATATTGATTAAATGTTAATTAACTATTGACATTTAAATAAAAAGTATTATATATAGATATAGGAATGCCATAATGGGTTCCTTACATTAAACTCGCTATAATAGGAGAACTAAAATGAACACACGTACATTCAACACAAATATGCTTAATGATCCATTCTTTATCGGCTTTGACCGAATGTTAGATAGAATGACTTCAACAACGCTACCAACCACAGCCCCAAAATATCCACCTTATAATGTTGTCAAACTAGA